AGTACTGGTTATAGGAACTCTTAAGAAATCACTAATATCTCCGACAGTGCAATATGTAGTTGTAGTAACCATACATTAATATATAATGTCACTTTATATTTAAAGATTTATTTATACACTACTATGTATTTAGCAGTACTTCCTGTTGCAACTACATGAATACCAGCTTCAAATCTTCTAAATATGTCTTGTACATGTTGAATACCTTCACCATACACAGTAAATTCTACTGGAGCACTTGCATCTACACCGTTATGAAATACTATTTTATCTCCACTAGCACCTGCTTTTGTAACGTAAACTGCGACAATTACACCATGTCCTGCTTTAACAGTACTAGTACCAGCTACATCTTTTACATTATGATTGGTATAAGTCATGATTAATTGTTATATCGGTCATATATAAACATTATTAAGAAAAAAAATATGACTAGGTCTTAGTCTAGTAACCGATAATTCGGATACGAATAGTCATTGAATTGACTGCTGTATCTGCACTATCTAGTTCCTCAAGGGCTACAACGGTTGCTGTAGAGCTTGTTGGAGTATGTCCGAAACATTTTATCTTACCAGTTGCTGCTGCACCTGCTGCTGCTGGTACGTACTGTAAAAGTAGACCTTTATTGCAGTGGAGGATTTGTGCTCCAATTACAGTACTGATTCTACTTCCTAAAGAAAGATCAACTACATTACCATTAGTAGCATACCCATCGGATGCACCATAGGTGACATCGACAATGGTCGACTTTAACTTAGAAGTCAGTTCTGCTTGGATAGATAGTGTCTTTCCTGTAAGACTTTTATGGTCGGCATTTTGTACAATTGCTATTGCCATAAGGAAATGTATGAACCCCTAATATATAAAGTTAATATAAAAAAAGGGGTAAAAAGAGGGTTGGTATGACTAGAGTTTAATATCTCTGATCTTACCTTGTGATTTGAAATGGCGACAAACTGTCTCACCCATTGTTCTGAACACACCTTTTTCTACAAAAGCATTGTTCACGAATGGATAGCCAGCAGATCTTCTAGTTGCTTCGTAATACTCGGTTGGTATAGCCACTTGTATTCCGATTCTTGGATAACCATATCCTTCTGCATCAGATGTATCTAATGCAAAGAGTCTTCCAACTTCAGTTGAACCATTAGATGGTGCATCTTTTGTTGGAATAAATGGAATTCCATAGATAGAGTCGACATGAATACCAGTACCAGTTCCTTTGAAGGTCTGGATACCGTTTACGTCTACCTGAACTAATTGCTCACCGTATGGGTTTGCAATACGGACACTTGGCATGTATAAGCCTTGTATCTCAGAGTAGACTTCATGGGAGCCTAGGAATACATTTGGATCTTTACCTGCTGCGATTCTAATCTTTCTTAAGAAAGTTCTTAAGACATCGTCAGTAAGTACACCGTCGGTACCGATAGTACCAGAAGCAGATTCTACTGTACAGTCAAATTCTCCACCGTTTCCATCTCTGTCAACGGTAGCATCAGCAGCCCATGGATCGTAAAATCCTGAGTGGTTTCCACCTAGTGCATCTTCCTCTGCATCACTTGATACGATTCTATCAAGGGATTCAAAGTCTTGTGTACCAGTATGAGCACCACTTGAACCTGCTGCATCGCTTTCAACATCGGCTAAAAGCATTCTATTAATGAACTCTTTGTGTTGTACTGCCATATACAATCTAAGTGAACCAAGTCCACCCCAAATGTCGTCTTTTGAATGAGTTGATAGCCACTCCATAACTTCACTTGCACTGAATGGCAATTGAGCGGTTTTTGGTTTGACATCTAATTCTGCGACTGTTGGTTTGATTGTTTCAGCAATTAATCCACCTTCACTTGTACCACCTAGGGCGGTATTTGCGTTGGTTGTATTAAGTACTGGTTTTGCAGTTATAACTCTCCATCCAGATTTATCCCAAGGGTATTTTGGGAGGATTCCGAATGCGTTTGCTTCCAGATTCAGTTGAGCCCATGCATAAGCACCAAAGATGGCGTTAAACATACCAGCAGTACTGGTTGTTGAAGGAGCATCAGCTTTTCTAAGAAGATTACGATTGTGTCCATAATATTGTGCCTCAAGCTCGTCGATTGTTCGTATTTGAGTCATTTTTAGTATGTTCCTACTTCGTCAGGTGTTGGAGTATAATACTTGCCTGCTAGAATGTTTCTTGCTACTACACTTAGATTTCCACCTTCTCTTGCATCTTTCAAAACAAATGACATATCAGATTCTGCTGATTTGTTAACTGAGTTGATTGCTGCACTAGGTCTTGGAGTCTCGGTAGTAAAGTCGAAATTAGATTTCTCTTGCATTTTCAATCCAGATGGATCGGTTTTCGGTTTATCTTCACCAGATTTATCGTCATCTAATCCTGCTTGCACAGAGTTTGATTGGTATGTATCTGGGACAACAACCTTTGCACCAATGTCCTCACTTGCTGAAGTTTGTGGTTTCAGAGGTAAGTCAGTTGGGGTTTCCAATGCTTTCAATCTACTATCAATACCTACTAATGTAGAACTAACGTCTTTTTGAGTTTCTGCGAGTGACTTAATAACGTCAGTTAATGTACTGATGTTGGATTTGATTGCTTCTTGGAAATCAGATTTCTCTACTTCGTTGTAGCTTTCATCATTTTTGGATTCTGTATTGTTTTCCATATCCTTATCAGATTCTTCTGTTTCCGAGTTTATATAGTTTTCGTTATCTTTCTCATCTTTATCATCATCTTTTTCATCTTCTTTCTCTTTTGGTACACCTTGTCCACCTAATTGATTATTACCAGCTTCTGTTTGAATGCCAGATTTTTTAGTATCTTCATCATTTTTCTCATCTTTTTCTTCATCCTTCTTCTCTTCTTCATCTTCCTCTTCTTTTACTTCTGTAACCTGTGTTGATTCTGCATTATTATTATATTCTTTACCGCTATGTCTAACTCCACCATAGTGTAGATTTGCATCTTTCTTTACTGAATCTTCTTCATCTTCTTTTTCTTCATCCTTTTTCTCTTCTTTTTCTTGTACTTTTATCTCTACATCACTATCGTCATTCACAGGAGATGATTCCCTGTTTGATGATTTATCAGAATTATTGTTATATGTGTTAGGTCTATCACCATCTGCGTTTGAAAAGTCTTCAGATTTATCAACAGTACAACCAAATTTATCACATTTGATTACCATTTTACCGTCTTCTCGTCTTTCAATATTATCAGTAATTGCTTTTGCAAGTGGGTTATAATCGGTAATTAGTGCTAATGGGACTGCTGGATCTTTACAAACAGCGACCTCGTAATGTTCTAATGACTTTAATTCATAGGCTACACTACCATCTTTCATTATTTTTGGTGTTCTATCTGCTTTAGTAGCCCCCCCAAATGATAGTCCTTTGTATTCTCCACTCTTAATTTTACCCCAAATTTCATCATCTAAATGATAATCTTTGTGTATTTTACCTGTAATTTTAATTGCTGGATACTCGTCTCCTTCTACACTTTTGTAAACTGTTTTAGCATAACTGATACCTTTACCTATAATTCTGTTACTGTGAGTATCACTGATTGGTGCTCCTCTGTCCATCCAAATTGGAAGAACCTTGATTAATTCGTCAACAATGGTAATCTCTCCTTGTTTATCTTTAACCTGAACAGTAAGATAACCTTCAAAGAACCGTTGATCTCCGCCTATTGGATGCAGGTCTTTAGTGACAAATTGGTTGAAAAATATATCATTACCCATTATATAATGATTTTGAACATTACTTATAAAGTTTTAGAAAAAGGGAAAAGGAATAGTAAGTTGTTTAAAGATCTTACTAAACTGTTTTTTTTGCTTTTGAGACAACGAAATCTACTGTGAAACCAACAGACAGACCGATTAATACGGTTTCCGTAATTCCTAGATTTCCTAGACTCAAAGTTTGTGCAACTGCGATTCCTGCAAAACAGGCTACAATGATAGCACCAATGAGTTTCTTAACTGAATAAGATTCCCCTGTTGCTCCTAAATAACCTCTAATGGTATTTAGTATTGCTCCGCCTAGTACAGATATTGTTGCGATCAATAATGGATCAATCATACATGACTTCCAGAATTTACCCTTATTTAAGGTTTATTCATCTTCTTCATCTTTCTCAGAGCAGAGTGGGCATAAATGCTCACACATAGTCTGTAAAAATGTTTTATCTTGATTTGCCATATTTCTCCATCTCTCTAGATATTGTCAATCCTGTTACAAATACTGACGAAATTAATGCAATAATAATAGTCTGTTCTAACGTTAATCCTATATCAAATACTGTTTCTGCTATATTACCTGATACTAATGGAGAGAAAAATGATACTCCAAAGTTACCAAATATCCTTGCACAAGCTTTTCTAACCCTTTTTGATACCATTATAAATAGATATATAGTAAGGTATATAAATTAACGCGTTATTGCTATTTATCGTAGGTAGGAGTTAACATATTAGTTTCAATCATATCTAACAATATCATAGGGTCACCGTTAATCATTTGAACGAAATCATCATCTCCGCCAGAAGTGCCAGTAAATCGTCCACATTTGAAACATATTGACAATGAATGAAGACCGTCAGTATAACCATATGTTTTCATTTTACAACCTTCACATTTCTTAATCATGATAAATTGACTAACAAGCCTTTATAAATAAGTATTGCTGCATAAAAACATGGCAACATCAATATACATATTTGACAGTGACCAGATGTTTAAGGCTGTTTATAGGGAACATATGGATGATGTTGAATATAAAATGCCTCTCATAGACTTGTATGTGAAAGGAGAGAGATTATGGGTTGTAACAAATTCCAACGATATGAAAGAACAACCACTGTTAACCAGAAGTATTGTACATTTCAGAAAAGACAATGCAAAAGATTTCACAGAAGGAGATGAGAAACTAGTAGTACATGGTAAAATTCGATATAATAACAAAAGAAATCAATTAGAGTTCTTTCCAAGATTTCTGAGAAAACCTCTATTAAGCATGAGAGTAGGCAGATATTACGGAATAAATGCAGGAAAATGTAACATAGACTATGATAAACGTTACTATGACTTTAAGAATGACCGCATGATATTCATTTTGGAGAAGAAAAAATGAAATTTGACTTTATATTGGGTGAAGTAGAGGAATTACTAGAGGATACTAACGTAAAATTAAGCAATATAGAGATGTTATTGGAAATGATATTGACTCCACCAGATTTAGTTGAATATATGAAGAAAAAGAAACACCTTAAGAAGAAAACTATCGACGATTCCCTTTAGTATAGCCGCCCATTATCTTTTTCCAATCTTTACCGTGTTTTTTACGCATTGAAATCCAAAATGGATCTGTTTTCATGAAACCACCTTTTGCATTATACTCTTTTGTGACTTTGGCAATTCTAGTATGACATGTATTGCAAAATCTACCGTTGACTTGTTCAATATTGAACTTGTATGAATTACAAAAGAAGCATAGACCGTAA